TAATATCTACAGAGTTTTTTTTTCCAGGAGTATATTAAATGTGTGATAACCTGCACATCGATTCCCTCAAGCAGTGTGAGACACCACTCAACACCTTGTTCTTTTCTGAGTTCAACACAAATCTTCTCCAGCGTGGGATCCGTCAGATGTTCAAAAATAAAACTGGTATCGCAATTGATCGTCAAAATCCCGACGACTTATATTCCCTTATGAGAGTTGTCTTCATAAATAACTCTGGTGATTCTTATTCTCGTGTGAACGAACAAGTTCGCTTTATGAACTCCCGTGTCATCGATACCGCGATTACTCAAATTCAAACTGGTGTTTCTCAATATATGTCTTATGTTAAAGACATTGATACAATGGCCGTCCCACTCGCTCAACCCATTAACACGAGTACGTATGGTAAAAAAATGGGTAAGAATAACAAGATCGGTATTAATTAAAGTTTTACCTCTCTGTACTGATAAGATGAGTTTAAACTTCTACAAAGATGAAACTGAAAAAGTGTGTAAATCAAAGGGTTGGGACCGCGCGGCAGTTGATACAGTATGGCTCCTATTGACGGAAGAGTTTGGTGAACTTGCGTCGGCAATTCGTCAATACAAGAAGACTTATAAGAAAATAGGCCTCAAGAAGGAGAGGGGTACAGATGTCATGATGGAAATGGGTGATGTGTTTAGTTACCTTTTTCAACTGGCACATATGCTAAATGTAGATCTAGATATGATGTGGGAAGAGCATAAAAATAAAATGAAAACTAAAAAATATTATCTAAACTACAAGTAACTATGATGCTTACAGACGAAGAGGCAATTGATAATGTCAATCCATTTGTCACCCATACTTTTTCCCTTCCAGGAAGTGTGAGACAAAGTGGTAGGTATGACGATTTTACTGAGATTAAGTCAGAACCGGGTATTCCAGAATCCGAGAAAAGTGTATATTGTGATTATGCATTATGTGCGGAAGCTACGTCTGAATGTTCTTTAGATAGATCACTTATTCCACGTAGAAACATTGATACAGGGTTTACTAAACCAAGGAAGAAAACTGTATATGAAAAAGTGACCATCGGTGTCTCAAATAACGCAGAGTTTTCTCTTATTAGTGGCTCTATTATTCTTATAGCTATTATTCTGAGTCTATATTACGCAAGACGTTGAAGAAGTATTCCAATCTAGATTTATCCTCACACCTCTCAATCAAATCTGGGAGTGTTTCTCTACAAAACTTCATAATAAACTCCCTCTGCCAAGCACTCTTACGATTAATCCAAGGTGGCTGAAATGTGGGATCAAGAATTTTACTCGCGTGGGTTGTACGAATATATGTATGTATACTTTTCTTATCGGTCATGATATTTTCTAATACAAGTTCAGCCAATTTCTGATGAACCTCTAAGGTCTTCTCACACATTACATCCAAGAACTTCTCATATGGAATGGAGTGTGTTTTTGAATTGAGAACTGTCCAATTCGCGAGAGGCATCGTGTTGATGTAGTCTATGTAAGTTTCGTACCCTTTACCCTTTACGAAACGTTCGTAGGTGATCGCAACGTAGTTCAACTCAGACTCAACATCATATACAGCCTTAGCCGTTTTGAGGAAAGATGTCATGTAATTGAAATGTGTTCAGTGTCTTTAACCAAAAAAAATAATAATATATTATAAATAATGGCTACAAAGTATTTACCTTTTCTAGTGGTTCTATTTGTAGCCTGTTCTAGTAGTTCTGGATTACTTGGATACATACTCATGAATAATAGTGAGGACCCAACTCCGGGACCAACTCCAGGACCAACTCCGGGGCCAACTCCGGGGCCAACTCCGGGGCCCAGTGGAGGAGGAGGTGGTACACCTTATCCAGGATATGTATCTGGACGATATGTTCGATTAGCACTTCCAGTCGCTACTGCTAGTAAATATGTACTTGCACTCCATGATATCAGGGTATATAACGAAACCGGTGTTAACATCGCGACTACCATAGAGGTTGCTTCGGTAACTGCTAGTGGATCTAATACTGGAAGTCCCGAGGATGCTATAGATGGTGAAAGGTATTCAACTTTTTGGATTTCTGACCACTCAGCCGGTCTTCGTTATTTTCAAATTGATCTAGGTTCTACCGAAAAGATTACAAAGATTGAAATCTCGGACCATACAGGTACGGGTGTTTATAATGGTGTTACCGCCAATCAGAGAATGCGATTGGGACAGGCTTACATAGAAATAAAAGACGCTAGTGGTGTAAGGGTGGAAAAGTCTGAACCCATTCCACGCGACGGTGGTAGTTACTTTTTAAGTTTCGAAGACGAAACACCAACATGGTCATAATGAATACCTAAGTGATTCTCTTCTTTATCTAAAATTAGATAAAGACGAGAGGCTCTTTATAAAAGAGTAAATGTATTCGGCTATCGCCAACAACAGCTTTTCATACCTTCTGACTCTTGATGAGTTTAGAAAGGATTTTCCTGATGAGACGAGACCTTCTTGGATAAAGATTACAACGATCACGATGGTCTCAAGCTTTATCCAAGAGATTGACATCAAGAAACTTCGTCACATCTTCGAGAATTTGGAAACCTTCAGTTTGAAGCGTTCCGGTTCTAAAGGTAACGGTGGATTTGAATGGAAGTTGAAGCCTACAACTTTCTACAATCAGGTGACACTTACATACCATGATATGTACAGTACCAAATCTGTAAAGGTCTTTCCCAATGGTTCCATTCAAGTTGCTGGTTGCTGTGATGTTTTTGATTGTAAGAGGATCATAGCTCAATTGAGCTACATCTTTAAAACCTTTTTGGTGATGGATAAACAAGTCCCAGTGGACTCGTTCCGGGTTGTCATGATCAACTCCAACTTCAGCCTCAACTACAACGTCAACCTCATGAGAGTGGCTCAACATTTTGAGAATCACTCAGATATCTTTAAGGTTTCTTTTGAACCCGATAGATATAGTGCTGTCAAGATCAAGTTCAAACCAGCTCAAGATATGAAAGAAATCACTACAAGTATCTTCTCAACCGGTAAGATCATCATTACCGGTGCGGAGACCCTCAAGGAGATTGCATTTGGGTACAACATCATCAATCAACACATCAACGATAATCCCCATATTCGTGTATCTCGTACAGAAGAGACAGATGTATTCGATGTATTTTTGGGTCACAAGTGTGGACCCATGGTTGAGCACCTTAAGGGGAAAGGTTTTCACTCTTGGATCAAAACGATTACGAATAGGGGAATTAATTTCTGATCATAAAGTAACAAAATGTCTCAACGACTTGGAATGGCCGATGGACGATGCTTCACCATCAACTCTTCAGCCCAGCTTACTAACAACTATTTGATGGAAAAAAATGGTATCAGTCTCGAGGACAATTACTCTTTCCGTCAAGCTCTCCAAAAGCAAGGTCCCGAGTTTCTCAACAAGCTTCAAGAGGAGTCACGTGGGAAATGTGACCCATGCAACACTTACACCAATATGTCTAAGACTTATTAACTGTGGTAAATTGTAATAAAAACTTTAAAATGGTACTTTAGAATGTCACAATGTGCCATATGTCTCAATGAGGTAAGGTCAACAAGGACCAACCCACCCATCCGTTGTGGACATATGTTTCATTCCCACTGCATACAAGAGTGGAAAGATAAAGGTAAGAACACCTGCCCCATTTGTAGAAAAGTATTTGATGTTTCCAAGTTTAAAGTTACATTGACAGTTCAGAACAATTACACAGCGCAGTCTAACACTGTGTCATTGCAGAGTGAAGCTATCTTCAATATAATGGATATGTTTGATATGTCTTTTGATGTTGAAGATACTGTAGATTTAGACAGTCTTTTTTCCGACCTTGGGATGAGTCTTTCCGACCTTGATACCCTTGTCCTTGACGCAGAATGAGCTACAATACTTCTCGTAGTTTAGACCAGGGTAGTTCCTATCAGCTTTACGTGGGTCTGTGATAGACTTACCAGATGCATCAGTCAGAAGTGGCCCAGTGGCCCAACCCCTCTTGTGACTGAATACATTGGCTTTGAACACCAGTCTTTTATTGGGTGCAATTTTTCCAGCACGTTTCACTCTAGAGAGTGGGACTTTGAAGAATTTTGCCACTGACTCTTGGGTGTCACTAGGTTTAACACGATACTCAACAACGGAGTGTTGCACATAGAAGTGAAAGTCTCCTTGACGAATGTAGTTTGTTGGTCTTCCAGGAGAGACAAACATCATGACTTTATAGTACCCCTTCTTACACTTTTCGTTTGGTTTTGCACGATAAATCTTTGTTGGGTTATCAGAAATAACACGCTCTGGTAAACTGGTGCAGTGTGTATAGTTATGAGGTCCATTTGAAAGTCCGGAACGATCACCTGGAATGGACTTTTGCCACCGATACGCCTCATAATCCCCAACCGCGTAGGCGTAACAATTATTATTACCCACACCAGTAGACGTACCCCATTTTCTATCGGTAAATTTCCTCTCAGAACCACTCACAGGTGGGTTCTTCATTTATAATGTATATAGAAAAAAAATATCCGTATGTAATAAATGTTTAAGGAAATTATCAAGACCGAAAATAAGTCAGACATGCTCACCGAGCTTCTCATCTTCATTCTCAACGTCCTCATCGCGACCTTCGTCCTCCGATTTGCGTGGAACCGATCCCTGGTCCCTCATGTGACCGTCCTTAAGCCTCTCAAGTCTATGCTTGATGCCTTTATCCTTGCACTGTCTCTGACCATTGTGCGAGGTCTTTAAATCTCGCTGTAACCGACGGTCTTTTCACCACTGGGGTGAACGATGGTTGGGAAGGCTT